GTTCTAGCCCTCCTTATGTATTGGGTAATTATGTTACTTGGTACAACAGTTCTAGCAATATCATCCCTTGGATTAACAACAGTTCTACTGTAATATCTTGGATAGGTGGTACAGGGTATGAACTGTATAAATCAGATGCGCAACAATGGGGTAAATATTTAGGATTGACACAAACTTCAAACTCAGCAGGTTTTGTGGTCAATACATTTGAATTTGAACATGAATTGAGAGTGAGGTTCTAAATGGCTGGAGTTCCGTATGTATTTGGTAATGCTACAACGAGCATACCTTTAAGTAACCTAGATGCTGACTTTAATACGCCAGTAACCATTGGGAATACTACCGTTGGTCTAGGAAACACTGTTACCACGCTTGGTAATGTCACATTAAACAATGTCACTATTACTAGCGGTACGATCAATGTTAGCGCAAATTCTATTGTTAACGGCACATCTAATGTAGTGATAGCTTCTTCTGGAGGAGCTGTCAATATTTCTACTAATGGCACTCAAGCTATTACTGTAGATACTTCACAAAATGTAGGTATTGGTGTTGCTACTCCAAATGGAAGGCTTGATGTAATTGGTTCTGATGCAACTGCATATACATCAACAGGAGCTTCAAGAACGCCTGCTGGATATATTGCAAGAATTAATAATTCCAACGGTACGGCAGGTAATTTATGTTCTTTAGACTTTGCTGTTCAAGGCACAACGCCATCAGGAGGACAACACGCATATATTGGTGCAGTTGCTGGCGTTTCATATACTCCAGCTATTGTGTTTGGTCAATCAACAGGTGCTGCTTCTTATGCAGAAGCAATGCGTATTAACGCAACTGCACCAGTTTTATGTTTAGCTGGTGGTAACACTTCAGCAACAGGCACAGGCATTGCCTTCCCAGCAACCCAATCCGCTTCATCTGATGCAAATACACTAGATGACTATGAAGAAGGTACTTGGACACCATCTTTAACTGGTTTTACAACTGTAGGCGCTAATACTGCTGCTACTGGGACTTATACAAAAATAGGAAGAGTGGTTTATTTACAAGCTACTATTACCTATGCAACAAGTATGGCTGGAGTAGGTGGAACAAGTTATATAACAGGGCTTCCATTTACTCCAGGTGCTGGTACAGGGAATGGTGGATTTGCAAATGATTCTAATGGAATCCCTATAAATGTAATTTCTGCGTATCCTGGAGGAGTAAGAATATACTTTCCTACTTTTGGTGCAGTTCCAGGAATTGATTTAGGCATAACTTATGCAGTTTAATTAACTAAGCCAGATTAGCTTAGTCAGACACTTAATAAAAAGGAAATATCATGGCATTAACTAAAGAAACAGTAGTAGACCAAATCACAGTAGTAGAAAACGGCACAGTCTTGTATCGTGAAGCTACACGCATTATGGAAGACGGCAACCAAATTAGCCAAACTTACCATCGCACTTCACTTGCACCCGAAGCTGATTTAACTGGCGCACCAGCTAATGTTGTAGCTATCTGCAATGTAGCGTGGACACCAGAAATAATCGCAGCGTACCAAGCAGAGCAAGCTAAAAACGAATTGCCAACACAAACTCCACAGGAGTAAATATGGGAATTAACGCTTTTACACCATCTGGTAACACCGTTGTTTTAACGGCTGCTACTTCTTATCCAAATGCCATACAAGCTACCTCAAGTTCAGGTAGCAGTATGCAATACCGAATTATTAACTCATCCACCACTCAAGGGTGTTTTTTATCGTATGCACAGACACAGGCTTTAGCTCAGACAAACTGCGTTATTCCTACTGCTGGAGCAGGTAACAGCACTACTACCTTGTATGTATTACCCAATACAGATGAAATTTTGACATTTAACCCAGGAGCTTGGTTTACAGCAATTACTGCTGCCAATAGCGCAACTTTGTATATTGTTCCTGGCGATGGAATGTAATGCTCAAGGTTTCTGGCAACTTTGCGGGATCGTTAACATACCAAAGCACTTGGGATGCCAACTCGAACAACCCATTTTTGCAAAGTTCTGTAGGTACTAAGGGTTTTTACTATGTCGTTTCTGTTGCAGGTAGTACCAATTTAAACGGTATTACTTCATGGAAAGTAGGCGATTGGGCAGTATTTGATGGCACAGTCTGGGAAAAAGTAGATAACCAAACTGGAGCTGTTACTTCCGTAAACGGTCAAACAGGTATCGTTGTTTTAGGTGCTAGTGATGTTGGTGCAACTCCTAACACTACTTATGTTATTGCGGGTACGGGTTTATCTGGTGGTGGCAGATTAACTGCCAATGTCACTTTAACCAATGCTGGCGTTACTGCTTTTAATACCCGTACAGGTAATGTAACTTTATCTAGTGCTGATGTCACTACCGCTTTAGGATTCACCCCAGGCACAGGTAACGGATCGGTTACCAATGTATCTACAGGCACAGGCTTAACGGGTGGTCCAATTACCACCACAGGCACTATTAGCCTAAACAATACTTCGGTAACTGCGGGTACTTATGGAAATGCCACCATTAACGGGGTGTTTACTGTAGATGCTCAAGGAAGGCTAAGTAGCGCCTCAAATGTCACTATTTCTGGAACTACTCCAGGTGGAACTGCTGGAGGTGACCTTACAGGAACATATCCCAACCCCACTTTAAACACTTCTGGGGTGGCTGCGGGAACTTATGGTAGCGCAACGGTTTCACCACAAATTGCCGTAGATGCTAAAGGTCGGATTACTTCGGCTTCCAATGTGACCATTACGGGAGTCACTCCAGGCGGTACAGCGGGTGGAGATCTAACGGGTAGCTATCCAAATCCAACTTTAAATACTAGCGGTGTTGTTGCGGGCACTTACGGCAATGCTAGTGTTACTCCTCAAGTCGTTTTTGATGCTAAAGGCAGGGCTACATCAGCGACTAATGTGGCAATTGCTATTGCAGTAGCTCAAGTATCAGGAGCGGTACCCAATACAGTATCCGTTGTTGCGGGTACAGGTCTTACTGGCGGTGGCGCATTAACAGGTAGCGTAACTTTAAATGCACTAGCCAATAGCGTTAACCAAAATGTAACCGTTCAAAACAATGGTATTTTTGTTGCATCGCAACCAGCTATTAACTTTTTACCTGGTGCAAATATCACTATTACCACCGCTAATGACACGGCTGGGAATAGAGCCAATGTCACTCTTGCGGTTAGTGGTCTTGGAAACATGGCGTTTCAAAGCTCTAGTAATGTGGCAATTACTGGCGGTACAATCAATGTAACCACTGTTAACCATACTGCTAATACCGCTTCAAATGTAACTTACACATCAGCAACAATGCAGCTTATTCCTGCTGGTTATATTAACTTTGATCTAAATGGCGTACTCGTGAAGATCCCTTACTACAACGCATAACATGGATATTCAATTTCTTTTTAACATTGGAATAACAATTGCGGGAGCAGTTGCAGGGTGGATTTTGCGCATAGTGTGGCAAGAAATCAAATTAGTTCAACAAAGTCAAAAAGAAATTGAACAAGATATGTCTAACAATTATGTTCGTAAAGATGACTACAGAATTGACATTGCCGAGATCAAAGGGATGTTTAATCGCATTATGGATAAGCTCGATACAAAGGCTGACAAATCTTGAACATGGAAACTCTTTCTATTGTTAAATTTGGTGATCCTGAATCACTAGGAGAGTTTTTGTTTGAAAATGGGGTGCAACACTACCTTTTTTGGGAAACATTGACTGATACAGGCTATTCTTACCCTAAATTCCCCATTACAGATGCCAATATTGACAATCTAGATGACTGGTTATTGGCTCATCAAGTAGAGCATCAAGCCATTGCTAGTGCATTAAATTTAAGCAATCCATTCAATATGTTGGATGTAGATTTCAATAAAGAAAACGATTTTTACGATTGGTTAGGCACTCATTATTCAATTCATCAGCAAATAGCTGCAACTTTAGGACTTTATTAAATGTTCCCCTCCTCCAAAAAAAATTGGGTTTTTGCATTGCACAATGAGGTGATTTTATATGTATGATGAAGATGGAAATTGGATAGATCTAGGTGGTGGTAGTGGCGGTGGTGCTATAGAGGTTATTCCCGCTCCACCTGAATACGATGCTTCTGGTGGCGGATCAATTGCGCCTTTATCCCCCGAAGATGAAGCCCAATATCAAAAAGATTTAGCTTCGGCGGATGCTCAAGCGCAATTACAAGCTCCTAATATTCAAAAAATATCAGAGCAAATCACTAATTTTCAAGACATATTGCCAGCAGACCTAACCAGTCAAATTCAATCAATGTCGCAACAATTGTTGCAACAACAATCTGTTATTCAACAAAATGTTCAAAATGCTTTGGCTCAACAAAAAGCAACAAATGATGCTGCTATTGCGTATCAAAAAATATACGCTTCAGCATCGCCACAAATTACCACAGCAACCGCTGATTACAACTCTGCTCTTGCTGGATACAATCAAGCATACGCACAGTATGCAAAATCACACAATCCAAATTATTTAGGTAGTGTATTAGGTCAACTACAACGAGATATACCAAATGTTAGTGCAGGTTGGTTTCTTTCTAAAATGAACACTGATAAAGCAACCATTACTAATTTAAACAATCAAATTACTACTGCTTCAACTTCTTATGCCAATGATTTAGCTACTTATAAAGCTACTTCTGCTGATTTGAAATTAAAAGTTAGCAACTATAACGCTGACTACACTAATTACACGGGTGCAGTAGCTACGGCTCAAGGTGATGTTAAAGCTGCACAAGAAGCAGCAGCAGCAAAAGCAAAAGCAGACCAAGAAGCAGCTACAGCTAAAGCAGCAGCCGATAAAGCAGCAGCGGATGCAGCAGCAGCAGCAAAAGCCAAAGCCGATGCGGATGCAGCAGCAGCAAAACAAGCTCAAGATGCAGCAGCAGCAGCTAAAGATGCTGAAGCAAAGGCAGCAGCGGATGCAGCAGCAGCTAAAGCAGCGCAAGATAAGGCTGTGGCAGATCAATTAGCAAAAGATGTAGCATCTAAAACTCCTACTGCTACAACAAACGATCCTCAAACTCAATTAAAGGCTTTATTGTCTATAGGCACTCCCGATGTATTGTCTAAATACACTAGCTTGTTTGGTACTGGAGCAACCGCTCAAAACGGAATAGATTTTTATAATTTAATTGTTTGGGATGATGCAAATAAAAAATATGTTATCAATCAAGTTAATTTAAATGATGTTATTGCAAAAAATCCAACTCAATCCGAGCAAATTAAAAGTTTAGTATCCCAATCTATTGATTCTGTAAATTCACAAATTGCAGCAGACCCTACTAAAGCTCCCACTCCTGGATCTGGTGCTGGTGCAGGTAGCGGAACTTCTGGAGGTCCATCTACTGGATCTCCTGGTGGAGGCGGTGGAGGCGGTGGAGGTGGTGGTGCTGATCCAGGTGGAACTACTGGAACTGGTGGGACTACTGGTACAGCTCCAGATGTAAGTTACGGAGGTGGTGGCACTGGTTCAGGTACGGGTACTGGTGGGTCAACTGGTTCGGGAACACAAACAGGATCTGGTACTGGATCTGGTACTGGTACGGGTTCTGGAAAAGGAACAGGCACAGGATCGGGAAGCGGATCTGGAACAGGATCTGGTATTGGATCTGGTACTGGATCTGGTACTGGATCTGGTACGGGTTCTGGAAGCGGATCTGGAAGTGGCGGTGGCGGTGGCGGTGGAGATACATCTACCACTCCACCTAAAACAAAATCTCCAACCACACCAACTGGAACATCGTCTGCTTTTGCACCTACAGATAATTTATCAAGCGTTTTATTAGGTAGTGGTTTAAGCTCTAGACCAGATCTTTCAACCACTTCACAACCTTATTTGTTAGGTACAGATGAACCTCGTAAAAATGTTTGGAATACCGAATCTTTAAAAAATGCGTTAGGAATCTAAATGGCAAATATATCAAAAACTCTAGGAACGGATTTAGCATCTATTGCTCAATTATTACGCTCAAAAGGGCGTGGTAAAGACAGCGTTCTTGCTCATATCACTCCTAAAGAAGCAGCTCTTTTAAAAAAGAGGGGTGGTAAAGGTAGTACAAACCCTGATACTGGATTGCCAGAATTTGATGATTCTGTAGATTCAGCACCTATTGAACAAGCTCCAATTGAGCAAGCACCACCTCCTGTGGATCAAGCTCCAATAGATCAAGCACCTCAACCAATAGATCAAGCCCCACAACCACAAAATTTTGATCCGCAAAATTATGATCCATTTGGCGGTGGTGGAAGTCCAATTTATAGAGGTGATCCAAATCAACCAACACCAACTTATGCTTCTGGAGCACCTAATGCAGCCACTTCATTTGGTGGTGGAGGTGCTTTAGTAGATACAAACAAACCAGGCGCAGCTACTTTATTAGAGCCAACGACACCCGATGCTGGAAATGCTACCCCAGATGGAAAACCATCTAGTATGTCTGATTTGCTAAAAGGACTAGGTTTAACTGGAAATCAAGCTGCTAGATTAGGTCTTGGTGGTGCTTTAGGTGCTTATGGAGCTTCACAAGCCCGTAAAACAGCCGATCAGATTGCTGCTGCACAAGCTCAACAACAACAATTGGCTACTCCTTATCAACAACAAGGTCAGCAATTGGTAGCTCAAGCCCAGCAAGGTCAATTAACTCCTGCAAGCCAACAAGCCTATGCTGCTGCTAAAGCTCAATTAGCTCAAGGACAAGCAAATAGGGGTGGTGTTGGATCTCAACAATCAGCCAATCAACTAGCTACTATTTATCAAAGTTTGCTAGACAATCAATACAATTACGGCTTGAAAGTAATGAATATTGGTGACAATATTGCTATGGGAGCTATTAAGACTGGTCTGCAAATGGATCAGCAACTTAACATAGCTACTACTAATTTCTATTCACAATTGGCTAACTATGTTGCTGGCGGTAATATGCAAGCTCCACAACAATCACCAATTCAAGCACAAGTAGGTACATAATGGCTATCAATCCAACCGCAATGCCACCAAAGACTGAATCTCCTGCTCCAGAGATTGCTCCAGAAGTTCTTACTGGAATGAAGCAGTATCCATTTTTGAAAGAACAGCAAGCTGCGGGTGAAAAGGCTTCTGAAGCAAGCATTAAAGCTAAATTGCTTCAAGAATCTACTGCGCTTGAAGAAAAAGGTAAGGCTCTTGAAAAAATTAGCTCTGAAGATAAGGCTTATTACCAAGACATTAAAGGCAAGATGGAGAAGCCACCTGAGTTTAAACCTACTCAGGAAAACGCTATGGAGTTGGGTGCAATCTTTAGCTTGATTGGCACTATGGGAGTAGCCCTTGGTGGTTCAGGAAAGCTATCAGGTCTTAATGCACTAAATGCTATGGGCGGTATGCTCAAAGGATGGCAACAAGGCAAAAAAGATGTATTTGAAAAAGAGCAAAAGATTTTTGACAAAGAAGTAGCTCGTATTAAGTCTGCAAACGAAATGTTAATTAAAGACTTAGAGCAATATCAAAAGTTAAGGGTTACTGACAAAGAAGCTGCTTTAGTCCAAGCTCAGCAAATAGAATCTAAGAACCCAGGCGTTATTGCAGCTTTACTTGCATCTGGTAAAGCAGATGTAGCGTATGAAATTGCTAAAAAGAACACTGAAATTCATACCAAGATTATGGAATTGGCATCTAGAAATTCTGTTAGCGGTAAGGGTGGAGGTTCTAAGTCTGCTATCAATGAACGATTCCAAAACACCGTTATTAGGTCTGCTAATGAAACATTGCGTTCTCTTGAGCTTATGGAAAACATTGGTATTGATATTGGTAAAGGCGGTTTAGGAGGCGTTGTTGGCAAAGGAACAATTGCATCTGAAGCCATTGCTAACCTTACTAGAACTATGACAAGCCAAGACCAATTACGGTATAACGCTGCTGCGGGTGGTATGGCTCTTGAATTGGCTTATGTGATGAACGGTGGGTATAAGCCAAATGAAACGCAAATTACAGAACTAAAAAACTTGTATTTAGCTACTCCACAAGATACTTATGAAACTGCTGCGTTTAGGTTTGCCGATGTGGTTGCAAAGCTAAAGGCTGCTTTAGAAGTAGCGCCTGGATACACAGAAGATCAAAAACGAAACAATTTAATGCTTTTGGAAAAAATTAACAGATACGCTACTCCTGAAGAAATCCTAGCTAAGATTAGTGGTGAACAACCTAAACCTGATCCTTATGTGCGTTCAGTAGAAAAACCAAAGCCCGCTCAATCTGACATTGATTATTACAAACAAAATAAAACACCAGAAACAAAACAAAAATTTATGAATCGTTTTGGTATTGACCCTGACACATTAGGATAAAAATGGCTGACACACCAGATTGGGCTAAAGAACCCTCAGTTACAGTATCTCCTGCTCCAGACTGGGCTACATCTCCAGATTCTAGACCAGGTAAATCTATTGCTAAACGCCCTGGTGATCCATCTTGGGCGCAACAAATGGGCGGTCTTACTTATGGTGCGGGAACGCAATTATTAGGTGCGCCTGGAGAAGCCGAGGAATTTCTAACTACTGGTGGTAAAGGTGAAAAACTAGGTGGAGAAGGTCAATTCTTTCCAACAACTAAACAAGTTCGCACAGGTCTTAAAGAAATTGGTGTTGAACCACCTGCTAAAACTGGTTTTATGCAAAAGACAGGTGAAGTGCTTGCCGATGTAGGCATGGCTTTACCAATGGGCGCTAGAACCGTTGGCACAGTAGTTGGTAGCACTACTAAAGAAGGTGAGCGTATTGCGGGTATTGCAGAGCGCCTTGGATTTAAATTATCTCCATCCCAAGTTCGTGCAGATGCTCCCGTATCTGAAAAAGGCGCTTTTAATGCTTTTGGGAAATGGGATAAGCATAACCAAACTCTTGCAAATCGATTGGCTAGTAATGGCACTGGTAAAGCTGTTGATGAGATTACTGGTCCTTTTTTAACTCAAAGAATCAAGGATTTAGGAAAAGAATTTGACGATGTTTATAAAGGTAAAGAGTTTGCAATTGACCCTAATGCTGCAACTTTCTTACAAAATTTAAGTTATTACGAGCAACAACTTGGTTTTGGCGGTGTTCCAGCCATACGAGAAGCTGCGGTTTCTATTTTAAATAACATTCAAACTGGAAAAATTGCTGGCGATGATTTGCAACGCTTGCGTAATGCACTTACTCAAACAGCTAGAACTTCATCAGATCGTGGAAAAGCTCACGAAATTTATGATTTAGTTGATAAGTTGGATGATGCCGTTGAATCAAAGAACGATGGCTTAAAGAAAACTTTAGATGTTTTAAGACCAAAATATCGAAATACGGTCATTCTTGAGGATTTGTACAATTCAGGTGGTATTCAACAAGGAAACATTAGCTTAGAAAGATTGGGAAACCAAGTAAGCGATAAATCCTCTTTGCGTAGAAATCCACAGGATATTGATAACCTTGGGATGCTTGGTAGCCAACTTGGATTGCGTGCAAGATGGGAAACTGCGGGTGAAGATATGCCAGGAATAGTCAAAGGCGCTGTCAGAACTCATGGAATGTTGCCAGAAGTAGTTAGAGGTTTGAGTGTTCCGTTGCGTAGCAGACCAGCTCGTGTTGCACAGCGTTACGCAAACAGACCTGCGGGAGCTACTCAAAGATTGGGTGAAGCTCTTGGCACAACCCCCGCTATTGAAGGAATTGTTGGACCATCGGATAGAAATAGATGAGTAAGAAAAGCAAAGGCGTTAACCCCGATTTAGAAGAAGCAGTTAGCACATTGCTAAAAGAGGTCATGGCGGATGAAACCGCTTCCTTGACTGATAAATGCAAGGTTATTGATCGTGCCGTCAACATTGAGAAACTCAAACAGAAGATTTCTGACGATGAATGGGGATCAGGATTCGGAACAGTTGATGATAACGATGAGTAAGGTTAAACTGTGATCTGGAATAGATCATTTGGGGATAAATATGGAAGCAGTAGCTTTGGTACGCCTAGCGTTAGGGGTCATTACAGACCGCTTGATAACGATTATGGCTTTAGTAGCAGCGAGCATTATGTGCGGTTGGACAATGTGGAATCCCATGTGGGAACGGGTAACAACACTAGCCATATTCGTAGTATTTTGTTACCTTATAGTAAATGTCAAAGAAAGGACAAAAAATGAGCCTAAAACCGAAAACGCAGGGTAGTACAGGTAGCACTCCTCATAAAAGACCATCAGAAAACAATCAGCAAGTATCTAAAGCTGTTCGCCCTCCATTACCTAGAGATGGATCTGCCAATGGAATTAACACTTCTTTAGGTGGAAAAATGCCAGCAGGGTATGTTTCTGTATGGAATTTTGATGGTAATAAAAACACCAAAAACTCCGCTACAACTAAGCCTGGCAATGCTGGTGGCAAGGACATTTTCTAAATGGCTAACAATATCGCTTTCCAACCAATGGGGAAAACGGTAAAGGTAGCTGTTACAGGAGCTGCTAATACGCAATCCAATGTGTTTACCATTACCTCTGATAGTCCATCAAACCAGTATTTTTTATCTAATGCCGATGTAAATAATGCTGTTTATGTATGGATAAACCCTACAAACAGCTTTAATGTGGCGTTACCTGATAATGGTCCTGGCTATGTAATTCCTTTGCCACCCTATGCTTACAAAGTAATCACTGGTCCACAAGTAAGTCAAACAGGAAATGTGTACGCTAGAGTAATTGGCGATGCAGCCAACGCTTCTGTTTACATTACTCCTGGAGAAGGTCTGTAATGAACTGGCTAACGCAAATAGCGCCAACAATCGCTACTTGCCTTGGCGGTCCACTAGCGGGTTTAGCAGTAACAGCTTTATCTAAGCTATTTGGGGTTGCGCCTGACCAAGTGCAGTCTATGATTAACGATAACAAACTATCGGCAGATCAGATTGCAGCAGTCCAACAAGAAGAAATACGCTTTAAAGAGCAAACTCAAGCTCTAGGCTTAAATTTTGAACAGCTTGCTGTGGAGGATCGTAAAAGTGCTAGAGATATGCAAACGACTACTCAAAGCATTATCCCTCCTTTGCTTAGTATTCTTGTTACCGTTGGGTTTTTTGGCATATTGGCTTACCTTATGGTTACTCCTGCGGATACTGCGAATACACCCTTAATGATTATGCTTGGCTCATTAGGCACTGCTTGGACAGGAATCATTGCTTTTTACTTTGGATCTTCTGCGGGTTCACGAGCTAAAGATCAAATGTTATTTGAATCCACCCCCGCAAAATGAATTTAGAATTAAAGCGCACTTACTTTGGTAGCGACTTTACTGTCGGAAGCCTGTATGCAGATGAAAAATGGATCTGTTACACATTGGAAGATAAAGTAAGAGAGGTAGAGGGAAAGCCTGTTAGTGAATGGAAAATAGCAGGTGAAACCGCTATACCTAGTGGAACATATCCCGTTAAAATTACTTATTCCAATCGGTTTTACCGAAATTTACCCTTGCTTTTTAATGTAGAAGGGTTTGAAGGAATCCGAATCCACCCTGGCAACTCCAATAAAGATACTGAAGGCTGTATTTTGGTAGGTCTTAAATGGGATGGAATAAGCGATTGGATTAGTAACTCAGTAGATGCTTTTAACAAGCTTTTTCCTTTTTTACAGGAAGCTACTGACTCGATCACTATTAAAATTGATAATGGATAGCCATTACAAATCACTGCTTAAAGCTGTAACTTGGCGCATTACAGGCAGTTTTGATACTTTTGTTCTATCTTGGATAGTGACAGGTCAAGTAAACCTAGCGTTCAGCATAGCCTTTATAGAGCTATTTTCTAAGATAGCCCTATATTGGTTACATGAACGCATCTGGTTAAAGATCAAGGTGCTGGAATAAGCTGTCCTTCAAACAAATAGCTTCCCATGTGTCCTAATTGCGCCCAAGGAGCTGCATACACTTTACCGCCAGCCAACCTCCAGATACGGCAAAAGTGATAATCCTCAGATAACAGTCTATTGCTATCAGGTTCAATGGAAGTAGCAAAATATTCGTGGATAACTTCTGCATGATTGAGTTGACCTGAAAGATCTCCTACATCATTGGTATAAAAAGGCACTGTTTTCTTAAGTTTTTGAAATACTTTTCGCTTAATCAACATAAATCCAGTACCACCATTGAAAATCTCTACAGGTTCAGCTACAGGAACGGTAACCTCGCCTCGATAATCCACTAAATTGACCACAAATGACCCCGTATAGCTCTTTAGTTGATCGTGGGGTACTCCAGCATCCATTGCTTGTTTAGTGCTGTGCCAGTTGATTTCTTTCTTAGGGTAGATACCGCAAATAATGTCTTTATTTGCTTTTATCATCTCTATGATGTCCTCTGGTCTGAATTTAATATCTGCATCAATAAACATCAGATGCGTAGCATTGGTTTTAAGAAAGGTATGCGCTAAAGCGTTTCTAGCCCTAGTAATAAGGCTCTCATTAAACATAAAACTAAATTGAGTTTGTACTCCCGCTTGTGCAAGCACGCTTACGGATTGCAAAATGGATTGAGTGTAAAAGCCAGCACACATACCGCCATACATCGGAGTAGCAATAAAAATAATCGGTTGTACGGGTTCTTTTTTAGCTTTTTCTTTCTGTGCTACTGGTTTCTTTTTAGTTGCCATGATTTTCCTTAAATAAAGTTGTCGGTACTAGCGTTAATGACTTCGTTAATCAATATGTTCTTTCTGTCGTTAGAACACTCGTGCATACAAGTGGTCTTAGCATTGAATTTGTCCATATAGGCTTGTGTTTCAGGGCTAAACCATAGCCTATGAAAGCTACTGTCTTTGATAGATCCTATACATCCTGACTTATCGTAGGCTTTGTTATGACAAGCATATACATTGAGGTCTGCACCGATGACGGGTACGGTCTGCATAATGAAGCACTTGTGATAGCTTCTAGTATGAGAGTGACTACTCCCAGGAGTAATGTTGTAAGTGCTGTTAACAGTAAAGCGATCATCACATATCTTTTGAATGTTTTTAAGCTGTTCATTAACTTCCTCTGCTATCGGTTTATGGTATTCATAAAAGTCTGGTACATACATTGGACTGAAACGCACATTTTCAACACCGCTATCTTTTAATAATTGGGTTAGTCCCCCAAGATTTTTGTAATTGTTGCGATGCACAATATAATTAACAGCCAGATCACATCCCGCATCTTTCATTCCCGCAAAACCTCTTAGATTGCGGATGATGCTATCAAAACTCTTTTCTGGCACATTCCTAAACCGCTTCATTTCCTCGCCATTGGTGTAATCCATTGATACACGCACCCACTTGGCTTTGGCTAAGACTTCCGCTTTTTCTTTAACTAGGTTCTGACCATTGGTGATGATGGATAGGTCCATTTTGAGAGCTAATGTTAAGCGCATGAAGTCTGCTATATCAGGGTGCATCAATGGCTCTCCACCCCCACTCCATGTAATAGCTTTAGTACCCATGTTAGCTAGGTCATGCAAGATCTCAATCATCTTATCTCTAGGGATGATGTCATCTTCCTTCATGTCCTCGTGCATACCGCTAACAATATGTTCTTCTTCTCCACCGTCTTTTACTCTAAAACCAGTGCTATACACGCAAAAGAAACAGCCATGATTACAAAGGTTAATTGGCTTGACCCGAACATACACGGGTGCAGTAACCTTCCCCGCCCCAAAAGAAATCAGCTTTTCTGGATGATGGAAGATCTTAAAATCACTGTATTTATTGCTTTTCACGCTAAATCCTTATATTCGACCAACATTACGGAATCAAAAGTCTTGCTGGCAAGGTCATAAAACACTTCAATATCACCCTCATCTTTCATTTTCCACACAGGAAAGCTCACCATTTGGCGTATTCCTTCGGTTAAATCTTGAGTATGAGTAGCGCCTGTATAAAGAGGCTTCTTGGTATTGCCCACAATGCAACGAATAATGACTTTTGGGTGGAACTCACCATGAGAGATTTTGGCTATTTTGTCTAAATGGTTGACCATTGCATCCATTGCGTTCATTAAGAAGTCCATACGCTCAATAAACACGACTGGCAGGTATCCTTGCAACGCTAAACCAATAGCAAAGCCCATCATCAAGTTTTCAGCTACTGGCATCTCAATAATTTGCTCATCTTTGACATTTTTGAGAGTTCCCAATGCACGACCATTTTTAAGCCCATATCCCACAAAACGCACATTGGAATAACCCGCTAATTTAGTGTTGGCATTAGTGAGTTCTTCTTTGTAACTCATTTCTCTTGTGCCTTTCCAAACAATCTTTTAACAAGACCAGCCATTACTTCATATTCCTTTTGAGTCATGGTCGTTCTCATCTCGTCAAAACCTTCTAACTTAATGCAAAGTTGTAGGCTTTCTGTGGTTAAATCTATTCCAGCTTTATAACCAAGACATACATTGTTCATTTCTCTTGTGCCTTTCTTAGTATTGCTCTAGCAAAATATAAATGCCCATCATCAGCAGTTTGCCTATCTATTAAACGAATTTGATGGGCAATATTTAGTATTTCCTCATCTGTTAGTGTCTTTGCTGGATGGGTGTAGAGTGGAATGTAATCTTGCATTTTGGTCATCAAAAAACCACCACTACATAAATGCCCTGTGTGTGCGTTCATCCACGCTACTGGTTCATTTTTCATTTGATGTCCTTAAAGACAATGTGCTTCTTAGTACCATTACCCGCATGAGGATAAGTAGGGGTGTAGTAGTTTCGTATTACGCAACCTGGTAACTTAAACCTAAATTGAGATGGCAAACGCTCCTCAAGGCTAGAATCTACGCTACGGTTGTTATCTTCAATAATGAAGGTGCAAGGTAGATCATGTCCTTGGACCATCATTACCGCCTCATAAAAGTGTCCTTGTTCTTCTGCACCATCACCTAAGAAGCACCAGACCCGATTAGAGCTACCTTCTTCTTTAAGTGCGTAAGCTACCCCTGCTGCTATTGCGCAAGTGCCAGAAAGAATACTTGAAGTAAAAAAATGACGATCCCTGTCAAACACGAACATAGAGTTGCCATCAAGAATCTTTGCAAGAAGCTCATTTCTGGGAACTCCAGATAAAAGAGCATGATGATGATTGCGGTGAGTGCTAAAAATCCAGTCCCCATCTTTAACCTCCTTAAACAAGTCAATTAAAAAATCCTCATTACCACCTGATAAGTGAATAAGGTAAGGAAGATCACCATCTTCCCAGTGATCCGCCACCTCTTTTTCAAAATCAATTAAATCTTGCTTATTCATTTAGTTCCAACCAGTTTGTAGAGCTTGTATTTCTTAGATTCATGCCATTTATCAAGGATTAAGTAACCTTGCGCCTTAAGTTCCCCTACCCTAGTAGATAGCTTCATCGTGCCAGCTTCTTTCAAAGCATCTAAGGGTGATTTCCAGCCTTTTTTAAGGCATTTAATAATTTCTTGCTTTTGAGTTAATTCCATAATTATTCTCCTCATTAGGTTAAGTGGTGAGTTGCCCAGAAACGCCCTCACCGTAGCGCACCTAACTACTTGGCTAATTCACGCCAAATTCGCATCTGAGCTTACGGAGTGATCCTCCATCCGATCAAGCATGACTACACAACCGCCACCCTTTTTCGGCACACCTCTTGTAATAGATACCCGTTGTACCTGGCAATCGTCATCGAAAACTCCAGCATCTTGTAAGGCATCCAAAATGGGCTTAATACAGTTGTCAATATCCATGAGTTTTTTGGATCTTGGATGTAAGACGATTTCAACCCACATGGGAGCATCTCCAAACTTAGGTACACGCCATTCCGCACAATATTCTGCAACATGATTCTTAAAATCCCTTCCCCGTTGGCTTATAAACCTACGATGCCCACTAGCAATCCAATAGTTATTGATTGATGGCGGGTAAGGTAAGTTTATGTAAATCATCCGCAGTTAATTGGCTTAAAAACGCCTTCTGTTTCGGTATCCCAACAACAAATACCACCTTTGCCATCAGCAACGCATTTAGTACCTGCAAACACGCTGGTTACAAAAAGTAAAGATATTACATAAGCAATAACAAATTTTTTCATGGTTTTCTCCTTAAAATGGCACTTCACCATCATCAACACGATTAAGCTCTTTTGGATAAACACCAGTGTTTTGTGGCTTCCAATTATCTTCAGACAGACTGATTAGGCTACCTTTAGGGGTTTGCTTAGTCCAGCCAGCAATCTTCAGGGTTTGACCCGCTTTATAGTCCTCTGAGAGCAATAGCGTACCTTTCCAATCAGGAGAACGCTCATTGGTTTTCTTTTCGTTCTGAAACAGAACACCTTTGCCCATCTGGGCGATATGACCATTAGCCATTGTTGATTTCCTTTCTAATTGCTTGGAGTTTTGATAAGAACTTCGCTGTAGTATTGCCGTCAAATGTTTTTGTATAGGCTTCATTGACATCTCTAAAT